AACTTCAAGTTGAAGATTCGTAAAGTTGAGGGTTACCAAAACTATGACAAGTCTGAATTTGAATCTCCATCAGCATTGTTGGATGACGATGAAGAACTTGAAAAGGTTTGGAAATCAGAACACGCTTTATCAGAATTGGTTGCTGATAAAGAATTCAAGACCTATGATGCTCTGAAAGACCGTTTGGAAAAGGTCCTAGGGTTGAATGGTGATAAACCTATCACTAAGACTACTGTCGAACAGATGAAGTCTGCACCTAAGAAACCTGCAGCTGAACCTGATATGGCAATGGCCGATGATGATGACATGGCATATTTTGCCAAGTTGGCACAAGATTAAACAAAAGCTCCTTTCTCAGAACTTTGTTTAGACCCCGCTTCGGCGGGGTTTTTTATTGGTTAAACCGTAACTGTTAGATTGGATATTGTTTTTGTCAAAGCCAAATTTCTGGATGATATTTGTGATAAAGGTTTTTCTGGAACACTTTCATCATTTTTAGCCATTAGAACATTATCTTTTTGTGTAGAACTTTGATTTGTAGGTGTATTTTTATTAATATTTAAATCTAGATTTGCCATCTGTTTCTGGTCAAGTGTATCATATATTTTATTGGTATTATCCACAGGTTCTGATTTTGCCATTGCTGTTTGAATATCTTGCGAATCATTACTTATAGGAGAAGTTAAAGATTTTTTATCCAATGCACCTAAATTAATAGATTTTATTACTTCTAAATCTTTACTCAAAGTTTCAACATTCAATCCATTATGGTTATATGTCCTAGTGTATGTTCCATCAGAATTTAATTTCCATTTACCCATAAATCTTTTGCTTTGTGGGTCTTTAGGATTATATTCATATTCTTTTGGATTTATCCAATCATTATCTTTTTTATTATATACATAACCTCTGTTAACTATTTCTTTTTGGATTTCATCTTTTGACCAACCTGTTGGTAATTGATAATTATCAGGTACACCCCACTCAGCTGGAAATTTATTATTATCATTACTAACTGGAGTAGCAGATTGTTTACTTACATCTTGTGTTTTGTTGGTATCATTATTTTCTTCTCGAAATTTTTTTAATTCTTTATCCAATTCTATTTGGTGTGTATCTCTTTTTTCTTCAAGGGATCGAATATTATCATAACTTCCATATTTGTTGGCGGACATACGTTTGTTACGGGCCTGAGAAATTTCGTCATTTAATGACTTTATAGTTGTCATACGATCCTGAATGTGTTGTGGCATAACTTCTTCTGTCGGTGGTTTGCCGTTTTCCCATTTCTTAGATGGCCCAACTATATTTTGTACTGCATCAGTTACAACTTTCAATTTACTACCAAAATCTTTATTGCCTTTATCTTTTTCTGGATAATTACCCCAAACTTCTTTGTAAACTTCTCTTGTAGCTGCATATATGTCAATAGCACCGGAAGCTGCCATACCACCAGCAACTGCAAGTGGATGAAGTGTGAAATAAGGAACTGTGCCTATGCCAGCAGAAGCAGCGTGTAAAAAGGCACCATATAAATCACCATCCATAGCAGATTTGGCGGCCTCCCACATACCATAAGCAAGTGTCACACCAGGAATAACTTTTGTTGCAGTAAATTTAGCAACACTACCAAGTATTTTTTTGGCAGCTACAACAGCGGTTGCTTCTTTGGCTGCTATTTCTGCAGCTGTTATAGAAACAGTTTCAGTTGCGGCTGTTGTAGTTGCTCTAGTAGTTGCAATAGCCGCTGCATTAACACCAGTTTTAGCTAGTGCTTTGCCTGCAGCTAATTTAATTTTATCTCTTAACGATTTAAATATATCTAATTTTTTCTTAGGTTTTTCTCCCTCACCACCACTCCCACCAGAAATTCCTGCCAACACTTTTAACATTTCATTGTGGCGTCTATCATCTGCCAGTTTATTGGATTCTTTAAAATTATTTTCTTTTTCTTGCAAAGTAACTTCTCTGTCATAACTTTTATTAAGAAACGTTAGTATTTTATTCAATACCGTTTTTATACCTTTGATATTGTCACTTTTATCATTTTTAGTTCTTTTAGGAGATTCTTCATCTCCATTATCTTGCATTTGTGATATTTGTGATATCTTGTCAAATATTGGCATAGCTCTGCCTGCAAAATATTCAATATCTTTCTTAGAACGACCAAGCATCTTACCAACCAAAGCAGGACCAAGGCGAGAACCACCAGTTAAAACTTTTGCAATATTCAATGGATCAAATTTTTCTTTAAAACCTTTTGAAACTGCTTTTGATTTTAAACTCAATACATTCTTAAATCCTTCTTTGTATCCTTTACCAGCAATTAATTGGTCAGCAAATAAAGAACCAATAGATTGTTCTCTTATTCTACCTGCTTGTTGATAATTTAACTCTTTAGCCATTTGTTATCCTAATTTCTGAGTATATGGATTATTATCGTCAACTTTTTCATTATTCATATTGATATTATTTTTCTTCATAATAATTACATTTTGATTATTTGTTGTTTCACTTGAAGATGCAATCAAATCTTGTTTATAATTTTTATTTTCAAAAGACAATGTATCAACTGTGTCACCAATGTTATTTTCTAATGATGCAACAAACTTTGACTTACCAATTTTTTCCAATTTGTTTATTGTTTCTTTATCTTTAACAATTGTTTCTTTATTATCATTTATAATATACCAAAGTCCGTCAGTATTTTTTATTGCTTCTCCGGTCAATCCAATTGTTTTTAATTCTTTCGCATCAATTTTTGTTCCAGCTAAAAGACCATATGTATTGAATATCCATCTTCTTTCGGCAGAGTTTTTTTTCTTTTGGTCAGTTACCAAAGTACCATCTTCATAATACCAATTACCTTTATAATCCCTTTGCAACTTATTTGGATCTACTTTAGAAAATGCTTTTGCTAAAAATCCAGAATAACCAAAGTCATTATCTTGTAATTGAACCTTTCCATCAGGCATAAGTTCAGGAACTTTTGATGCAGAATTATCTACAGATGCAGTTGTAGGTGATACAGGTGATGCATTTTTGGGATTGACACTATTATTATCAACTGCTTCTTTTTTTGGAGGAGATTTTTGTTCTTCCTTGCGTTTATTCACAACTTCTGGTGGATTTAAAGTATATTCCATTTCTTCTTTACTAGGCTGTATTGATTTGCCTTGACTGTCACGTACTCCAAAATGAAGGTGTGGATATTTGGAATGACCTGTGTTTCCTGTTTTTGCAATAAGAGTACCAGCACCAACCTTATCTCCTTTTTTAACAACAGACGTATCACTCAAATGTAAGTATTCTCCATTACGACCATCATCATATTGAATTTTTATAAATTTTCCATTTTCGGGACTTTCATTAACTTCACTAACTGTACCAGGTCCTTTTGAATATACTTTTGTTCCAACTGGAGCACGAAGGTCTACACCTTGATGATTTTCAGTTCTATTTGAATTATATGGATCTAATCTAGAACCAAATCCACTTGTTACTGTAGCCGCAGTATAAGATACTGGTTCTGCCGTCTGAGTTTTTTCAATTTGTGCTGTAGTTTGTTGTGATGCATTTGCATTTTTTGGTGATGCAACAGGTGCTGTATTCGTTTCTTGATGTGACTGGCCAGGTAATCTACCACCAGGTATAGGCAAGATTGGTGGTTTGACTGGTGGTGTTCCAGGTGTTCCTGATGTAGAGGCTGGAATATTTGCAGTGTTTGCTTTTTCTTTTGGTTCTTCTTCTGATTTTTTAGGAACCAATCCCATTAAAGCTTTGATTATTTGTTTATGTTTTCTATTTTTATCTTGATTTTGTTCTTGCAAATGATTTTTAGTCTCTTGATATTGTAATTTTCTATATGTATCAAGCTTAACCATTGCTTTATAAATCATACCTAAAAGTTCTTTAGGTGTAAGTTTTGTTTTTTTGGCTGTTTCTTCACTTTCATTTGATTCTTTTCGTGAAAAAAGTCCTAACAAATTAAAGTGGCCACCTTCAGGTCCTTTATAACCAAAGTCGGATGAAGCTAATTTTAAGAGGCGACCACCAATGTCTTTCCATCCCATCTTTTTGGCATTTTGTTTAGTTTCTTCTTGTGGTTCAGGTGTTTCTTTAGGTTTATCGTTATTATCTTTAGGATTATTAGATTGAGTTTGAGGAGCAGCTGCTGGTTGAGCATTTTGTGTAGGATTTGATGTACTTCCTCTCGCCATTTTTACCTTTTCATCCTTTCTTTTATCTTTTGATTTTCTTCCTCAATATACTGTATCAACATTGCAACATATATTTCCCTTTCCCATGGCATCATATTATCTAATTCTGTCAAACTATACTTGTGATGTTGCATTAATGAGAAATTTGTTTTATAATGATTTCTCAAGTTATCATGGCGAAAGGTTATACGAAAAAACTTTCAAGTCCCTCCACCTCAATTACATGGTGGTAACTACATTTTTTACAAGTCATTTCAATTTTTTCTTTTAACTTTGGTAGATTGTTAAAGAATTCTTCTACTTTGGCAAATGATTCAGGTGGCATAGTTTCAACAAATTCAATCAATTCGTTAAGTGGTGTTTCATGTGAATAATAGAATTAGTCGCCGTCATAAATGTATTCAATGCTTTGAGCCAACATAACAAATGTCAGTTCATCTTCATTACTGTATTGCATAGAATCTTTAATTATACCAAACTCCGGATATTTCAATTTGATTGATAAATTTTCATTCAATTTAATTTCATCAGAAACATCATCTTTCTTTTCAACTTTAACCTCTAAAAGGTTCAAAGAACTTTCCATAATATTTCGGCATTCATGTGTACCTTTATCGTCAGTCACTAGATTATTGCAACGATATTTCGACTCTACAACCTCACCTACAGACTTTGCTCTAAGATGAATAAAGTAATATTCCACATCAATGATGGGCAATTTATCAATATCAATATTTTCAGTCAAAGTACAATTATAAAGAATATCACGTATTGCAGAATGTACTGTTGCAGAATCATCACCTTCCATGGCCATCAAAAGATTTCTCTGTTCTTTGACTAAGAATGGACGATATTTAATTTTTTTCTTTGAAAGTGGTAACTCAACCTCATAAGTCGGCACATCAATTTTTGGTAAAGCCATAATAACTCCTTAATAATAAATTTATATAATTTTTTCCCAACGGGTATATGCAAAACTAACAGTTAAATTTTGAAATGTTTCAGAACTCCAATCCAAATCCAACTGATTCATTGATATTGGATATGCTTCAACAAATTTTATTTCTTTGATTACATTCGTATTATCATCATATTGTGTTACGATGATATCTGATTGATAATTCACTCTATAAGCAAAATCATTGGTATCAATTGGATTAATAACGTTCATCCATTCAGTGAAGTCATCATATATGTTTCTTTGTTTTGCAGATACATAAAAAGTCAAATCCAAATCATTATATGTTGTCAAGTATGGGAATTTTTGAATAGGTCCATATGTTTTTTGTTCAAGTGTTGCAAAAGTTTTACCAGGCAATTGTGCTGTGTGACAAAGATATTGAGTTCCTTCACCAATACGATATTGATATTCACTTTTTTCATTAGATCCTACAATTCTAACGAGAAAACGATTCGCTTTTGCTGGGTTTATTATATTATTTAATAAATTTGATAATGCTGATACTTCTGCCATTTATGACTTCCTTATTTCTTCTACTGATTCTTTCCAGACTTTTGCTGCCGTGGCTTTTTTGAACTGTTGTACTGGTAAATACATGGCAATATCCCATTCTTCAGGTTCAACGGCAAGTATCCTAGACCTTATATGTGAATACAGATATCGTTTGACACAGGGCCTAAACTCTTTATATCGTCTGGTGGCGTCTAGGATTTCATATGATATACGCAAACGCATAATCTCATTGTCATCGTTTAGGATAGCTCTTGGCATCAGTTTACGCATAAGTGCAAGTCTGTACCGCATTGGTAGATAATGTATATTTAAACCTAAGAAACCATCCGGATATGATTCAAGTGGTATTACCAATGGAAATCTGTCATAATAATCCAATTCATTCTTACCTTTTGGATCATAAACAAAGAAATACATACTACCAATTCTAAATTTCCGATTGACTCTAGGTACAGGTATTGCCTTCCTTGGAACATACCTGTTCTTTTCTTTGGTCATAGGAATAGAAATAGATGTTGGATTTTTCAGGTTTGCAACCTTTTGTGCCAGCCATCTCAATGACTCACGGCTCATCGTGTGCAACTCTGCAACAGATTTTTCTTCAGCAAGTGTGGTAAGGAGTGAGGGTTTTGTAGCCATGCCTTATTTAGTTAGAGTCCAAGGTGGTCTTCGGTAATCAGTTTGAATTCCCAATTTCGGTCTAAACAGTACTCGGTTGCAGCCTTCCATTTGGCTTGATTGACACCCCAAGTAGTGACCTCAGTAATGTACCTTTTGGTAACTCGTCTTTGTTGTTCAGGTGCTTTGGTTTGTTTCTTTGGTTTAACTTCTAACATCATGGTTTTCAATGTACCATTCTTATCTTTGACCTTGACCACGAAATCTGGAAAGTATCTGTGCCATCTTCCATCAACTGGAGAAATGTAAGGTACAACAACTTCTTCTGATGCCCAAGACACAATACTTGGATTTTTGTCGAGCCAATTCATCACTCTTGCTTCCCAAGAAGAGCGATATATGATGTTTTTATAGTCCCCAACGTATTTTTGAGGATTTGAAGGTTTAAATTGTCCTGAATATGCCATAAATAGTATATAGCGTTTTTCTAAAAAACAAGGAATAAAATGACAGCTCCACTTGCAGCATTAGCACAAAAAAGTCAAAGTTCGAATCTAAGTTATCCGTTGGATTTGGGTTCCTCTGCAAAGAATCATTACATAATATTCAATGTGTTCAAAACATCTGGACAATTAGATACCAACACCACACAAAATGCTGCGTTAAACAGTTCAGTTATTGGTTATGATGCAAATGGTAATGCACAATATCAACAACTTGGTGGTGGTGCAACTCTTGCTCAGAATTTTGCAAGTAATGGAAAAACAATTAATTCAACAGATGGAGTTTTAAATAAATTAGATTCCAATCAGGAAGGATTTACTAGATTTAATGTAGCTACAGATACAGTTCCCGGAGAACAAATAGCATTATATATTCCAGAAGAAGTGAATTTAAATGAGAGTGCTCAATATGGTAAAGAATCATTTATTGATGCTTTAGGTGATTTATCTTTTGGAGCAATTAAAAAAGCAAGTAGTTATATTGATAAAGGTGGTTCTTCACTATTGAGATTAGGATTAAATAAAATTGGTTATGTTTTCAATCCACAAGAACAACTTATGTTTGAAGGTATAGATTTTAGGTCATTTGAAATGACCTTTACATTCACTCCTTATTCTGAAAGTGAAGCAGAGGCTGTCAAAAATATTGTTCAAACATTTAGAAAAAATGCAGCACCAAATATTGGTGGTATTCTTGGTTTCTTTTTTATACCACCTTCACAATTTAATATAACATACTATAATGGTGAAAAACCAAATACATATCTTCATAAATTTAAAAGGTCTGTTCTGGAAAATGTAACAGTGAATTATGCACCGAATGGATGGTCAGCACATAAAGGCGGAGCACCAGTTCAAACTACAATGTCATTAACATTTAAAGAATTAGAATTAGTGACTAGAGATGATATTGAAAACGGATATTAAAATGCAATATTTTCAAACATTACCAAAAATAATTATAACAGACCCAAATAATAAGTCAACACTTTTTACAAATTTAATGGCTCGAGCATCTGTTGTTCAGAGTTTGTTGACAAATCCATTGGTTTTTTATGAGTATGATATTCAGGAAGGTGACACACCTGAAATAATTTCACACAAATATTATGGTAGTGTTGACCAATTTTGGATAGTTTTATTTGCAAACCAAATAGTTGACCCCCTATGGGAATGGCCTTTGAATAATAAAGATTTTAACAATTATGTTAATGCAAAATATACTCCAGAAGAACTTAATCAAATAAATCATTATGAAAAAATTGTAACAAAAAAAGATATTTCAACAAATACTGTGACTGTTGAGAATTTTGTTATTGATGAAGATGAATATAATAGTTTACTAGAATCAATAAATTTTTATGATTTTACAACAGGTACAGTTTCAGTTGCCGTAAAAAAAATGGCTATTTCTAATTTTGATTATGAATTGATTATGAACGAAAGTAAAAGAAGTATCAAATTGATTAATAAATCATATGTTACACAACTTGAAGATGAATTCAAAAAATTGATGTTGGTATAAAAGGATAATAATGGCTATTAATGATACAGGTCCAAATTTAGTTGATTCACCCGCCGGTGTAGATTATTTTCCGCAATTTGGTGCTATTGATGACTTATCTATTGTATTTGCTGATGGTTCAAAACAAAACATCAAAGGATTATTAATTGATTTTTCATATTATGAAGATATTTTTAGTTTTGTTGTTTCCGGTCATCTTAGATTGAAAGATGCGGCTGGTATTGTTGAACGATTTGGACTAACAGGTAAAGAATTTCTTACAATAGATTTTGGTAGATCCAGAGGCGACCCTAGACCTGCACAAACTTTTAGATTATATTCAATACCAAAAAGAGACCCTATAGGTAACTTGGCCAGTGAATTTTTAGATTTACATTTTTGTTCAGAAGAATTGTTATTATCAGAACAAATTAAAATTGTTAAATCATACAAAGGTATGGAAATATCTAATATGATTAGAGGTATTTTAAGAGATTATTTGAAGGTTGGTAGTACAAAAAATTCAATCATACAAGACACCATTGGTAAATATGATTTTATTATTCCAACGAAAAAACCACTTGAAGCAATAAGCTGGTTATCTACGTATGCTTTACCATCAGTTAATGGTGGTGCTGATATGTTATTCTTCGAAACTGTTTGGGGTTTCTATTTTCAATCATTGGGTACATTATATCAACAGGAACCAATTGCTACATATAAATATGACCAAAAAAGTCTTACTGGTCAATCATTTAATGAAAGTAGTATTTCTGTTTTAGATGTTGAATTTATTAAAACATTTGATAGTTTGGATGAAATTAAAAGTGGAAGTTTTGCAAATAGGCTTATCTCTTTAGATCCAATAACAAGAACGAGAACAGTTACTGATTTTGATTACAATAAGTATAAAGGTACTGCTTCAAAAATGAATCCAGGAAATCTACTAAGTGCTTCCAGAAATAGATTAGGATTAACACAGAATGAAGCTTATGCTGGTTCTTTGAAAGTGGTGACAAGCAACTCAAATCAAAAACACAAATTGCCAAAAGATGCTCAACTTTCTGTTGCAGAAGATATCTTCATAGAAAAAACAGTACCAAATAGAACTGCTCAATTAGCTTTGATTAATCATACAAAATTAAAAATAAAAATTCCTGGAAACTCTTTGTTATCTGCTGGTGATACAATTAATTTTGATTTATTATCGTATATTGGTGGAGCAAACAGAAAATTGGATAAATTGTATTCAGGTAAATATCTGGTGACTGCTATCAGACACAATATAACAGGTGATGGCAAATATCTATGCCTTGTTGAAATATCAAAAGAAAGTACACCCGTTCAGGCTTAATGACTATATATTATTTTAGGATAGAAAAATGCAGAATTTTTTAGGTAAAGACAATTTTATTTGGTGGGTTGGCGTGATTGTAAACACATTCGACCCATTAGGCCTTGGCCGTTGTCAGGTGAGAATATTTGGTTGGCATGACGATGGCTCTCCCGAAGCGTTGCTTAAGATACCAGTAACAGATTTACCATGGGCTCTACCATTAGTGCCTATAAATGGCACTAAAAGTTTTTCAGCACCTGAATTGGACGATTGGGTTGTGGGTTTTTTCATGGATGGAATGGCAGGTCAATTTCCTATAATGATGGGAATGTTGCCTGGTTATAGAGCATCAAATCCATTTATTAAATCTTACAAATAATAGGAATAAAAATGATACCAACGACAACAACAACTGGTGCAGAGGTAGTTTCGAGCGTAGTTTCAGCTCCAGTAACCTCTCAAACTACTATTACTAGTACGAATTTGGGGTCACCATCTACAACAACTACTACTACTACTACAACACCATTATTGTCACCATCCGAATCAATCGCTAATGCAATTGCAGGAGGCCAAGCAAGCCAAGGACTCGTAAATGCGACAACAACTGGTTATGGACAAACTCAAGCAAACATTTATGGTAGTCCAACAGCAGCAAGCCAATCAGCAGCACAAACATTTATAAATGAAACCAATAGAAACATATTAACAGCAGTAAATCTTCCAAAAAGTGTAATTAAAGATGGAAAAGTTGTACCAGTAATTGATCCTTATTCTACTTTCTATACATTTAAAGTTGGTGTACAGTCAACTTCTGCTTTATCCAGAGGATATGTAAAAGGTTCTATCATAGATTTGTTAAATGGTAATTTAGACCATGTTTGTGACTTTAAATTCATTTTTCCTGACCTTAATTCAATTCTGGCACAAGTAGGTTTAGTGAATCCAGTAACTGCTATAAGAGATGCAATTAAAAATGCAAAATTAAAAGCCACTAATACATTGAGAAAACTTATACAGGAAGCTGTTACAGCAATAAGAACTGCATTAAATGCCACTATTACTGTTTTGGGTTTGGATGCAACCGGAATATTTTCGTTCAATATTTCTGCGTTAAAAGCAATTGCAGCACAAATTAATTCAGCAGTAAAAAGAGTTGCTGCTGCAGTTGAAGCTGTTTTAGAATATGTATTTCTTGCTCAACAGATTATACAATTAATCAATTGGATTAAAACGCTACCAGCAAAATTACAACAACTATTACAAAATTGTTTGAATCAATTTGGTGCTTCAATAACACAAGTTGCAAATCAAATTAAATCTATACCAGACCAAATTTCTAGTTTGACAACTTCTCAACTTACTAATATCGCCAATGAATTTACACAAGCTGGTCAATTAGCATTGGATGCAGCAAATATCAATACAACAAATAGTAGTATGCCAGATGCTGTTGCACAAGCTTTTAGCCAACCTGATAGTGTTACAACAGCCATGTCATCAACTGAGACTATTGAAACCAGCTTAAAAGAACATTTGGCAGAAAAACAATCAATAATTTCAAATTATACTGCCACGTTAATGGACCCTAAAACAATGACAAAATCACCATGAAAGCTTTAATATAATGTCACATGAACAATATAAACCAGATTTTGTAACAGCTTGGACAGAACCGGAATCTGCTGCAAATACAAATTATCAACCAGTTTATCCATATAATAATATCACCGCAACAAGAGCCGGACATTCATTTGAGATGGATGACACTCCAACAAGAGAAAGAATTCGCCTTCAACACGGAAAAGGAACATTCATTGAAATGCATCCTACAGGTGAATATGTTCATAAAATTGTTGGTAATGGTTATTCAATAACTTTAGGTGACCACAATATTAAGATTGGTATTGATGATGGCAACCTTGCTAAAAAATTAAACATCACGGTTTATGGTGATTGTTATATGAATGTCAAAGGTGATAAAATTGAACAAATTGATGGTAACTTTGAACAACACATCAAAGGACATTACACACAAACAGTTGAAAAAACATCTACAGTAACTTCTTTTGGTGATATGCAAATTAATGGTGGTTCTTCTTTAACTGGAAGTTTGGAAATTAATTCATCAACTTCTGTTGTTATGGGTGCGGACTTAGTAGTCGGTGGAGAAATTATGTGTGCCAAGCTTGTTGCTTTAAGTCGTGTAGATGCCGGTTCTGGAATGAGTATTGGTGCTTCAGGACTACAAGCAGTAGCAGCAATCGCAGGTTTACCAGGTGGAAATGCAGGATTAGTTGTACATGGTACTGGTGGTATTGGTGTTGGATTACCTGTAGCCGTTCCTGGTAGTATTACCTGTGTCGGTCCTATTACGTCTTACACAATAATGTCAGCAACTTATTCATCCTCAATAATATCAGGATCAATTCTAAAAAGTGACATTGTTAACTCAATTTTGAGAAAATTACACTTTCACATTGCTCCGCTAGGTGCTACATCACCTTGGGTAGGTACCGGAGAAACTAAAGCATCATTCTCTTAACTTAATATGATAAAAATGATAGGAATATAATATGGCTAGCGTATACGGAAGATTAGGATTTAATGCATCAAATCCAGTAGCAAATTCAATGGTACAACCATTGGATCCAGACCTTTTAACACAAATGAAGTTCATACCTCCTTGGATGAATGATTGGCAAACAAAAGACGTTGCAGAATCCAATACTGATGGTTATTTTCAGAATCCAATGGCAACTACACTATCAAATGTAAATATTGTTGCAAATACGATGATGAACATGGTTTCAAATAATATATCAATAACTGGAAGTACTGGAACTATTACAGCATTGTTGGCCAACACGATGACCAACGCAATATCTATTGGTTATTCAAATACGCAATTATCTATCACCTCGGAATATGATAAATGCGTATACATTACCAATCGTTTGTCGAATGTAGTTGATATGGATGCAAATATGTCTGTGCCACACTACCAAACAGCAACTGGATATGGTACACTTTTAAGTTATCTTACAAATCAAACAGATGGAATACAAAATAATTCACCAGTTATTGGATGTTTTACAAGTTTATACACACAGAATACTTTGGATCCGTTGGTTGCAAATACCACGCCACTTTTGGTGATATTGAAAAATAGTATAACACATTCGGTGGTTATATCTCCTCCATCAGAATCTTACACTTCAAACATAAGTTTGTCTAATGCACAAAGTCTGGATAACAATATGGCTGCAATTTTTAACACAATGTATGTGTCCAGAACCAGCGACACTGCATTTTTTCAAAATTCTCAAGCGGTTGTGAATGATTATAACCATGTTTCACAATTTAGTAACATGGGACAAACTCATAACAAGTTAATACAAGAACGTATAGGATCACCTAAACTACTTTCAAGGTTAAATGCAAATACCTAAAAAATCGAAATTTTGCGTTCCGGCCCAAGAATTTTCTCCGACAGCTTCAAAAGTCCAAAAAAGCGTTTTACTTTTGCGATAAATAAAGAATGGCAACCTTACAAAAAATATACTCAGATATAGATTTCATGTTCACCAAGAAACCGGTGACGGGGGATATCGCACTTAGTTATGATGCACAATCGGTTTCACGTTCAATTAAAAATTTACTACAAACCAATCGTTTTGAAAGGCTTTGGAACCCAAACCTTGGATCAAATGTCAACCACTTGTTGTTTGAATTGATATCTCCAATAACCGCAAACGCATTAGAATTTGAGATATCCAATTTAATAAAAAATTATGAACCAAGAGCCATTTTAAATGAAGTAATAGTTACACCGTTACCTGACAAAAATGCTTACAATGTTTATTTGAGTTATTACCTCCAAAATGCAACTCTACCAACAACAATAACAATTCTTTTAGAGAGAAACAGATAAAATGGCTGGTGCTAATTCAAATATACAGGTAACAGATTTAGATTTTAATAATATTAAAAACAATCTAAGAACGTTCCTACAATCACAAGACACTTTAAAAGATTATAACTATGATGGTTCAGCCTTAAGCGTTTTATTGGATGTTTTGGCATATAACACGCAATATAATTCATTTTATCTGAATATGGTTGCGAATGAAATGTTTTTGGATTCGGCTCTGTTAAGAAATTCAGTTGTTTCTCATGCCAAATTATTAAATTATTTACCAAAAAGTGTAAGAGCACCAGAAGCTAATATTAATCTTACAGTAAACCAAGTTATTGATTCTTCTTTGACACTACCAAAATTTACAAAATTCATGTCAGAGGCAGTTGATGGTATAAATTATGATTTCGTAACAACAGATTCGGTAACAGTGAATGTTGTAAACAACCAAGCGGTCTACAACAACCTACCAATCAGACAAGGAACACCAGTAACAAATTCATTTGTGGTTGATTCTGTAACTAATCCAACTTGTCTTTTTAAGGTACCAAATACTAATGTCGATACAAGTACTATAGTTGTATCAGTTCAAACATCATCATCAAATAATTTAACACAAACATATACTCTATCGACAAATCAGTTAACAATTAATGAAAATTCAACTGTATACTTCTTGCAAGAAGGTTTAGAGGGTTATTATGAAGTTTATTTTGGTGACGGTGTTCTTGGTAAAAAATTAGTTGATGGTAACATAGTTATTATATCTTATTTAAAAACATCCGGATCATCGGCATATCTGGCAAACAATTTTGTTTTGATGGATTCTATTGGTGGTTATGGAAATACAAGCATACAATCAGTATCTGCCGCATCAAAAGGTTCGGCAAGAGAATCAATACCTTCAATCAAATTACAAGCACCTAAGAACTATGCATCACAAGGTCGTGCCGTTACAAAAGAAGATTACATCACTGCAATACAACAAAACAATTTGGGTTATTCTTTTGATGCCGTTAATGTTTGGGGTGGCCAAGAAAATAATCCACCAATTTATGGACAAGTATTTGCATCAATTAAACCAGCAGGCGGTTATTCTTTAACTCAAATACAGAAACAAAAGATAATTGAAGAGGTTATTAAACCTATTTCTATGATGACTGTCGTACCAACTTTGGTTGATCCGGACTATACTTACATCCAGATTACTGCAAATGTTTATTATGATCCAAAGAAAACATCATTGACTGCTGCACAAATTAAAGAAAATGTAAGAACGGCTATTTTTAACTTGTCACAAACTTCTTTGAATACTTTCAATTCTACATTTGTTGCAACAAATTTTACAGATGCAATTAACTATAGTAATCCTGCAATCATAACAAACGAAATTACTTTACAGGTACAGAAAAAATTCTATCCAAATTTAACCACACCAACAACATACAAGTTCTATTACGGAGCACCATTGAAAAAAGGTATGTTTTTAAGTGGTGTTAATAGTTCTCCTGCTGTACAATTTAGAGACAAATTAAACCTTACAAACATCATTGATGGCATTTACATTGAAGAAATTCCATCATCAACAGGTGGTGTAGATTCTATCACAGTTATTAACCACGGTTATGGTTATCAATATGCACCAACAGTTACCATTAAAGGTGATGGTACAGGTGCAACTGCATCGGCTGTTTTAAATGTTGATGGTACTATTAAGCGTATTGATGTTTTAACTGCCGGCAATAATTATACCAGTGCGATTGCAACTATCACAACATCATCTGGTGATACAACTGGTAATCTTGGTGCAGTTGTTGTTAATTTAATGGGTCAATATGGAACACTAAGAACTTATTATAACAATACAGATAATGTAAAGACAATCTTTGATCCAGCTATAGGAACAGTCGATTATAATAATGGTATTGTAACCTTGAATTCTTTTGGTCCATTACAAGTTGATAATCCTTTAGGTCAATTAACCATTTCTGCCAATCCAACAACAAGTATCTTATCATCTTCATACAATAGAATTATTACTGTAGACCCTTATGATCCTGGTGCGATTGTTGTTAATGTAACTGCCAAAACAACATGATAGTAGAAGATAAAAGAATTTCAACACTGGTAGAATCGCAACTACCAGGATTTGTCCGTGACAATCCGGATTACCAAAACTTTTCTCTTTTCCTTAAAGCATATTATGAATGGATGGAACTGGCTAATGCAGCCAACTCATCAATCACTACAGCCAATACAACAGGTCAAGGTCTAACATACGCATCAAAAAATTTAACCAACTATTCGGATGTTGACTCAACGATTGATGGCTTTATTGATTACTACACCAATGATTTCTTACCATATTTTCCTAATGATATATTGGTTGACAAAAGAGAAGCGATAAAGTTTGCAAGACAATTATACCAATCTAAAGGTACACCAGCTTCTTATAAATTTCTTTTTAAAATACTATACAATTCAGACTTTGATTACTTCAATACAAAAGATGCCATTCTAAAGGCATCTGATGGTAAATGGTATGTTGCAAAAAGTTTAAAATTAGCCTCATCTGATACTAATTGGTTGAAATTAAACGATCCAATAAATGGTTCTCTTAGATTGTTTGGAGAAACAACTAAATCTGTTGCAACTGTTGAAGCATCTACAGTTTCTGGTACAAAAACGGAAATTTTTATTTCAAATATTGAACGTCTGTTTCAATCAGGTGAATTTGTACGTGTTGTAGATAATAGAAATCAAACTGTATTGTTTAATGGTCAATCATTACGTGCAAAGATTGTTGGCCAAATCAGTCAAGTTAAAGTTAGTCCAACTAACAGAGGTCTACTATATCAACCAGGTGACCCTGTTATCATCTATGGTGGGTTAAATTCAAACACAGCTATCGGTGCATCAGCATTAGTTTCTACCACCACAACAGGTTCCATTCAACGTATTAACGTGGTCAATGGTGGATATGGATATAGAGCCGATCCAAATACAGTTATATCAATTACCAATGCAACTGGTGCTATTGCTAATGTGGCAACATTAAATTCAGCAGGAGGTGCCAATGTTGCATTAATTCCTATTGATAGTATTGCACTCAAAAGATTCATAACACTAAGTAACACCAATTTTTCTTTTGCTAACGTTGCTATTACATCAAATATAGCTAATGTAAAAATATCCGATGCGCTTACTTTTGTATCATTCGCCACCTATCCAATATCATCCGTATCTGTTAAAAATGGTGGCGGTGGCATATCACAGACACCTTCAGTATCTGCGGCATCTGTATACCAAGGTGAAACCAGTGCAAACACAGTATTTTTAGCAGCACTTGGTATATTAGCACCAATTCAAATTGTCAGCGGCGGAAATGGTTATCAAGCAAATGATAAGATTGTTTTCTTGGGTGGACCAGGTTCAGGTGCCGCTGCAAATGTAACTTCAGTCAGTGGCACCGGTGCAATTACTGGTGTATCATATGTTTATAGTACATCAGGCATATATCCATTAGGTGGTATGGGTTATAAAACATCCAACTTACCTGTTCTTTCTGTAAATTCAGCCAATACACAGGCAGGTGGCGCAAGTCTATATGTTCCAGGTATATTAGGTGAAGGTGCCACATTCTCTGTTGTTGTTGATAGAGCTGGTTCAGTTTCAACAATTAAACTAACAAATGCCGGTGAAGATTATGTTTCAACACCTAATGTTTCATTAAAAGTACAAGACATTGCAGTATCAAATGTATCTGTATTAACATTACCACAGAAAGGTGATTTTGTTTATCAAGGTGCCAACTCAAACGTGGCCACTTATACTGCAACAGTAGATTCTATAACAAAATTATCCAATGATAATAATCCTAATTTAAGTATCTATAACCTAAGGGTATATAATTATAGTGGTTCACCAAGTGGCGGTACACCATTAAAAGTTGGCAATCGTATTAATATGAATATGGTAAACACAGCTTTACCACAATTTGTTTACTCATATAGTGGAACACTTGATAACAATGGAAAACCTTATACAAGAACATACAATAGTAGTGGTGTAATTACATACGGTGACGGTAATGCACAAGGCACTGCATCATTCTTAGATGGTTTGGTAATTAGCCAAGGACAATATTTGAATTCACAAGGACAACCAAGTTCTTATGACATTTTACAAAGTAGTAATTACAATAACTTTACATATCAGATAACTGCAAATAAAGAAATTGCAAAATATAGAGATGTATTGTATAACTTATTACACCCATCAGGTACAAAAGTTCTTGGTCGTTATACATTAAAATCAAGTAATAATTACATTACAACCGGTTCATCAAGTTTAAGAACTGGTTTCACATTGGCACATTACACTGGTTATCCAGGTTCATTTGGTTTAATGTCAACAGATTTTACCAATAAGAGTTCATCTGTTGTTCAATTCTATAGTTTACTTGGTGCAAACATAGAAAATTTCATAACAACTAGCAGCACTGTTTCTTTAACTGATAAAAATGGTTACCAAGTAATATCGGATGTTATTGATGTATCTGGTTCATCCATTGAAGATTTAATGATAGATGGTGTCACAGTAGATTTGATGCTTGAAAGTAGTACAGAAGATTTGATGGCTCAAGGAGCTGATACAATTACTTTAGATGATACTTATTGGTTAACATATCCAAATGTTGCTATCGTGACGGCCAATTCTGGTTCTAACGTCATAAATATAACATCATTGACTGGTGGTTATGACATTATAAACAATGGTGTTTATAGTAACACCGCATATCCATTAAAAGACATTGTATTTGCTGGCGACTATGTTTTAATTGATAACAATGGAAGTAACTTAGTCACATCGGTTGATTATGTTAATGGTAAAATAGTTGTAGCAAGTAATTTTACAGCAAATTCAAATTCTTATTTGACGGTCAACAGAACATTCGTTGCAACAGACGTAAAGATTTATGGTCCTACTGGAATACAATACATTCCTGAGTTGATAACAGAAGATGGAAATACATTGGTAACAGAAG